AAAGAGAAAGAGAAAGAGAAAGAGAAAGAGAAAGAGAAAGGGGAACTAGAAGACCCAAAGGTTAAATTCTTAAATTGGTTTAACGATTCAAGAACTAAGCACTTAAAAATGCCATCTAACTTTAACAACCTAACCAACCAAGACAGAATGAATTTAAGTTCCTTGAGAAAAGATTATAACAAGGGAGACTTCAATAAGGCTATAAAATCTTTTTGTGAAGACAAGTGGTGGGTAGGTAAGAAGAACATAACACCTAAACACTTCTTAGACCAAGACAACTTCGCTAAGTTCTTAAATGCTTACGAACCAACAAAGACAATAGGGCAAAAACTAATGGGATAATTATGATACTAGAAACAGGATTTGCAGACAAATATTTAGATGATGTAATTAACGGAAGGATAAAGCTTGGCTTAGGCTTAGGCTTACCAAAATTTGATAACCACTACCGATTCAAGCAAGGGGAGTTCACAATCATTAACGGCTTAGATAACGTAGGTAAAACAGATTGGATACTATGGTATTTCTGTGCATTAAGTGTTAATCACGACCTTAAGTTTTGTGTTTGGAGTGGAGAGAATAAGGCAGGGCAGTTAGTTAAGAGATTAATACAATGGAAGATTGGCAACTACATAGACAAAGCTGACGAGTTAGATATCTACAACGCTAAGGCTTGGGTTGAGGAGCATTTTAAGTTTATTGACAATTCGGGGTTTTACAAGTCAGAAGAACTATTCGCAATGTTTGAAGGATTAGATGTCGATGCAGTTCTTATTGACCCATACACGGGTATGAATAGAGACTATACTCACGCTGCCAACTACGACTTCTTAAACGAAAGTAGGAAGTTTGTTAACCAAACCAATAAGAGTTTATTTGTAAACACTCACCCTAACACAGAGGCGGCTAGAAGAATTTACGGTCTAGAACACGATTACTTTGGGTATCCGATGCCCCCCAGCCGTTCACAAAGTGAAGGAGGTCAGCCATTTGCGAATAGACCCGATAATTTTTTGACTATTCACAGATTAATTGGACACCCACTAATGAAGTTTAATACTCAAGTGTACATTAGAAAAATAAAAAATACAGAAACTGGTGGGGAGCCTAACGCAATTGATGACCCTATTATTTTTGAGTACAACAAAGGACTTGGGTTTGTAAGCGATGGCATTAACGTAATAAATAAAGTTATAAGACCCGACTTACAGTATCAACCTTTGATTCCAAATAATGAATTTGATAGTAACCAAGACCCATTCTAATTATGATACTAACTGACGAACAAATATCTAAGGCAATAGATAGAAAGGAAGCATTCTTTTTCACAGACAAGGAGATAGAAAAACTTTGGCATCACGCAAGTCTAAAGAAGAACATTGAACTAATGACCTTGAATATGACACGGCACACCTTAATCTTAGATGCTATGTATTTAAAAACAGTTAAGGTAGATGTTAACAAGGCAAATAAAATATTAGATATAAAAGATTATTTAATAACATCAATTCAAGTTCAGAAAGTCAACAACTTGCAAGTTGAATTAATAGATGAAAGTAATTTAAAAATGTTTGAGAAGGACTTTAGGATACGAGAGTTGGAGGATGAGTTAATTAATTTAAAACAAAACATAAGGTAATGATTAAAGTACACAAGATATGTTTCGGTTGTATCGTAGGATGTAACCACTCAATAAAAGAATTTCAACGGGGATTTAGGTACGAAATAGTAGGGTGGGTAGAGTGTAATGGGGATGATTACTGGTTTTTTAGAGAGCTATCTCCAGGACAAAAAGAGTTCCGTGTTAATAAAGATTATGCAGATTTATTAATTGAAGATGGAAATATTAAGAATTTATAATTACATTTGTTTTAATCCCACAAATAAAACCATTTAAAAATGAGACAAGATAGTTTTCAAGCTTCAGATTTGTTAAAACTGATACAAGATAATTTTGACAATCAATATTATAATAATGAAATAGGCGCAACCTCATCTGTAGAGGAAGGATTTGATAAAATACCAACGTACTACCTATCTGATGGCATTGAAGCATCTAAGGTAGTCGCAGCGTTTCAGGGTGACAACTACAACATAGGAACTGCACTAACTTACTTGATGAGGGCTGGTAAAAAGGTTTACGTTAACAGGTCTCCTAGAGATAGTATGGAAGCTGACATTAAAAAAGCAATTAACCACTTGAATTTTGAACTTGATAGACTAAATAAAACCATTTAAAAAATGAAAATAAGAATAGAATTAGATGAATTAATACAAGAGTACCGAGCCGAATTATTGAATATTAATGAATTAATACAAGAGTACCGAGCCGAATTATTGAATATTAAAGATAAAATAAAGTCTGACGATGCTCAAGGCGACCACTCTTACGGTAGGGAGTATGATAAATCAGAAGAGAATATAAATGAATTTATCGAGAAGGTAAAGAAACTTAAATAACAATGAAAATAAGAATAGAATTAGAGGTAGACTTAGGAGATTGGTATATAAATCCAAAATGCAACGAAGAAAGAGGCTGGTTGTTCAACGATATTTTAACGAAGAGCAATTTACTTTTACATGACCGTGAGATAGGAGACACCATTGGCGAGATAAAAAAAGTTATTAACTGTTACGAAATAAAATGAAAAAAAGTGTAAGAAAGTACTTGACTTCAGAAGAAGCCATAATTATAGGATTAGACCCTAGACCAAACGAAAAATTTAGAACTAAGGCAAGGTATCTCATATCAAAAGAAGACTGGGATAACATCCAAAGAAGTAGACAAAAAGATAACGTAAGAGAATTTGTGGAAACACAAAAGAAATACGATAAGGATGGTCAGTTAGTTTCTACAATTGAAAAGTTACAAGCTAACCCTATAGCTATTCCAGAAGACTTTGAAGTAATAAAAGTATCCACGAGTAAAACTACTGGTCAGCAGTGGGTACAGTACGCTAAGAAGAAAGTAAACTTAGAGGATAAGACAGATGAACTTATAGAAAGGCTTATCTATGACCTTAAAGAACATTCTCCCACTTATCCAACAATTAAAAGGAGTAAATCAAAAGTTGGTCATTGTTTAGTTCTAGACCCTGCCGATATTCATATAGGAAAGTTGGCTACTTCTTTTGAAACTGGAGTAGACTATAATAGTCAGATAGCGGTTAAGAGGGTTAAAGAAGGGGTGCAGGGAATCTTAGACAAGTCTTCTGGATTTGAAATAGATAAAATTATCTTTATCGGAGGTAATGATATTCTCCATACAGATACTCCTCAAAGAAAAACAACTAGTGGGACTCCACAAGATACTGATGGGATGTGGTACGAGAACTTTCTAACAGCTAAGAAGCTTTACGTTGACATATTAGAGATGCTTATAACTGTAGCTGACTTAGTATTTGTGTTCAATCCATCTAATCACGATTATATGTCGGGATTTATGCTGGCTGACGTTATAAAGACTCACTTTAGATTATCTAAGAATATATCTTTTGACTGCTCTATTGCTCACAGAAAATATACAACTTACGGTAACTCATTAATAGGCACAAGCCATGGCGATGGGGCCAAGCAAGTAGATTTAGGGCAGCTAATGAGTATAGAAGCGAAGGAGCATTGGGCAGCTTCAGAACATAGATACTTTTATACCCATCACGTTCACCATAAAACAGCGAAAGATTATATCTCCATAACCGTTGAGAGCTTACGTAGTCCTAGTCCAGCGGACTCATGGCATCATAGAAATGGCTATATAAACAAAGCTGCTTGCGAAGGGTTCATACACAGCAAAACAGAAGGTCAGGTAGCTAGATTAACTCATTTTTTTTAAGCCATGAAGGAGGAAGATTCAAACCTAATAGAAGTGTGGTATAGCTATGGAGTTAATGGCGTACTAGAGTCAACAGAGTATAAAGTTAATGGAGAACTTGTTGATGTTAATCACTCTCTACAAAGTCTGTTATACTATCAAGAAGTTGTAATGAAATTAAAGAACATTAAAGTGATAAAACGGTGCAAGATTTGTATTTAATAAAAAAATAGGTAATTATATTAAACCTCCTACAACTATGATGAAAAGAAAATTTAAAAGAAAATTTAAAAGAAAGAAAGGACCTGTACAAGCAAATAAGGTTGAGTATGATGGTGTAAAGTTTGCATCGGGACTTGAGAAGTATATGTATATAGCACTAAAGAAAGCTAAGATAGGATTCAATTATGAGTATCGTTCATTTCAACTCCTACCAGCATTTGAGTTTAACCAAGTGGCTTACGAAAGACAAGCTAATGGTAAGGGAGAGTACAAAGACAGAGGTAATAAAAAAATAATTGGTATAAAGTATACTCCAGATTTCGAGGGTTATGACTTTATTATAGAGACTAAGGGTAGGGCTAATGACTCTTTCCCTTTGAGATACAAGTTGTTCAAGGCGTTGTTATCAATGACAGAACCATCCATAACATTATATAAACCTCAAAATCAAGCCGAGTGCGACAAGACAGTTCAGCTAATTTTAGAAAAACAAAAAGATGAGTCAAGACAAAAGGATTAATACAAGACTTAATAAGAGTACTTCTAGGAAAGGTTATTCCGAGAGGCAGCTTGCTAAGTGGGTTGCTTGGAGCTTTGACATTAACGGAAAGGTTTTATTTAAAGACTTAATTAAAAAACAAATAGAGTATAACATAATAAAAGAATAATGAAAGAAGAAAAAAGAGCTTGGTCAATAGGAATAGGGCTGTACCCTGGAATACTTTTAGGGTTTAGAACCTACGACCAAGGAGACCACGATATGCACGTATTATATTTCCCATTCGTGGAATTTGAGTTAATAATTTATAAATAAAAAATGAAAAACAAAAAAAGAGATGACCTTAAATTAGTGGCAGACTTTTATTGCAACAAATACGTTAACTATACTTGGGGGGGGGAGAGTTATAAATGGCAATGTGATATTTCAAATTGTGAGTATGACGATGTTTGGTATCAAGAAAAAGATTTAGAATTTGATACTTCATGGGACTGGTTAATGCCTGTAATTGAAAAGTGCAAAATTATTATTGACGGAAAAGGTGTTGTGAATTTAATTCACTATCATGAAATTATGTTTAGTTTAAATTTTTTTGACACAAAAAAAACATACAAATTAGTAGTAGAATTTATAAATTATTACAATAAAAATAAATAAAAATAAAAAAATGAAATCACAAAAAGCAAGCAGGGTAGACCTAGCAGAAAAAAAGATTAAAGCCTTAACAAATGTTATACAAGGTATAATGAATGACATGGCCCAGATGAAAGACTTATCAATAGGTACGTTGGAAACAATTAAACTAATGCCCGATTATGATGAGGCACTTGACGAGTTAAAAAAAAACCTAGAAGTAGAATTAGAATTGACAAAAAGAACATAATGGAAATATCAAATAAAATATTATCAGACATTACAGTATACATGAAGTATGCTAAGTTTATTCCAGAATTAAGTAGAAGAGAAACTTGGTCGGAGCTAGTTGATAGAAACAAAGCAATGCACGTAAAAAAATACCCTAAGCTAGAGAGTCAAATTGACGAAGCTTACGAGTTAGTGTATGACAAAAAAATACTACCATCTATGAGGTCGTTGCAGTTCGGTGGCAAGTCGATAGAAATATCACCCAACAGAGTTTACAATTGCGCTTACCTACCAATAGATAGCTTGGATTCTTTTAACGAAACAATGTTTCTTCTTCTTGGAGGTACTGGAGTAGGGTATTCAGTACAAGACCATCACGTAAACAAACTTCCATCCATAAGTAAGCCTCATGCCAACAGAACTAAAAGGTTTTTAATTGGAGATTCAATAGAAGGATGGGCTGACGCTATTAAGGTTTTAATGAAGTCTTACATGGGAGACAAAAGAAGTTCTAAAGTTGATTTTGATTATTCCGACATTAGAGTTAAAGGTGCTCAGTTGGTAACATCAGGAGGCAAAGCTCCAGGACCTCAGCCACTTAGAGAGTGTATATTTAACATTACAGCAGTTCTTGATTCAAAGACTCATGGAGAACAACTAAGTACAGTAGAGACTCACGATATAGTTTGTCATATTGCAGATGCTGTTTTAGCAGGAGGCATAAGAAGAGCAGCTTTAATAGCCTTATTCTCTGCTGACGATGATGACATGATTAGCTGTAAGTCGGGTGCTTGGTGGGAGTCAAATCCTCAAAGGGGTAGAGCCAACAATTCTGCAGTATTAATGAGGCATAAAGTTACAGAAGAGTTCTTTATGAACTTATGGAGACGTGTTGAACTTAGTAATGCAGGGGAGCCTGGAATATATTTTAACAATGATAAAGATTGGGGTACAAATCCATGCTGCGAGATTGCATTAAGACCTTTTCAGTTTTGTAATCTTTGTGAAGTTAACGCATCTAATATTGAATCTCAAGAAGATTTTAATAATAGAGTTAAACACGCAGCTTTCATTGGTACATTACAAGCAGGATACACAGAGTTTCACTACCTAAGAAGTATATGGAGAGAGACTACTGAGAAAGATGCCTTGATTGGTGTGTCAATGACTGGTATTGGTTCAGGGTCTGTTTTAAAGTACGACATGACGGAAGCAGCGAATATCGTGAATAAAGAAAATGATAGAGTTGCCAATCTAATTGGAATAAATCCTGCGGCTAGAACAACTACAGTCAAGCCCGCTGGGACTACTTCTCTTGCACTAGGAACATCTTCAGGTATTCATGCTTGGCATAACGATTATTACATCCGTAGAATACGTGTAGGGAAGAATGAATCAATGTACCAGTACTTATCTAGGCATCATCCAGAGTTAGTCGAAGACGAATATTTTAGACCACACGATACTGCTGTAATTAGTATACCTCAAAAAGCACCTAAAGGTTCTATCTTAAGAGATGAATCGCCTTTCGATTTATTTGAAAGAATTAAAAAGGTCGCTCAAGAGTGGGTTGTTCCAGGGCATAGAAAAGGTTCTAATACACATAATGTTTCAGCCACTGTTTCTTTAAAAGCAGACGAATGGGATAAAGCAGGTGAGTGGATGTGGGCTAACAGAAATCATTACAACGGATTATCTGTACTACCTTATGATGGAGGAACTTATATTCAAGCACCATTTGAGGACATCACAGAAGCTGAATACCACAAAAGAATGAATCACTTAGTTGATGTTGATTTGATTAACATACTAGAGGTAGATGATAACACCAATCTATCAGGAGAGATTGCTTGTGGAGCAGATGGTTGTGAGGTTAAATAAATAAAAAATTAATTAAGATGGGAATATTTATAATAATATTGGTATTGTTATTAATCTGTACGGTAGGATATAGATTATTTTACACATTAAGGCATTCAGCCAAAGTAAATCATAATGGAAGGAGTACAGGATTAAAATGGTGGAAATGTGACAAATGCAAAAACACTGAAGAATTAATGTACCACTTAGGTTCGTGGCATGGCAGGATATACCATTGTAGTAAATGTGCGTTTCCCAGAAGAGACCATAACCTTAATCATTAAATAAATAAGGTACCAAGCTAAAGGTAATAAGGTACCAAGCTAAAGGTGCTATGCAATTAAATGACAGTGCTCGTACCAGTGCAATAAGGGTTTGGATATTACCTTATTTTAGACGAAGCTACAGTTCAGCAACGAGCACTGTTGTTTTAAAAAATAATAATAATAAATATGGAATTTAGAGAATACATTATAGAGGCTTACGGAAGTTCGGATGAAATCCTATTTGCTGATGGTCTTGATGAAGCTATCATAGGGTTTGAACAAAACTTATGGAAGGTTGTGTACAGCAAAACAAAGTGTATACACACTTTAGTTGAGGATGGTATGGATGAAGAGGAGGCTATTGAATACCTTGAATACAATACATTCTCTGCTTATTTTGGAGAAAAAACCCCTATATGGGTGGATGACTTCAATTAATAGTAATTATGCTATACGATATGTAATACATTAAACATCGTAAAAAACGCCAGTAAAATTAATTACTGGCGTTTTTTTGGTTAGAAGCCCTAGGTCTGATACGCCTATTTCTTTTTGCTCCCTTTCTTTATCTTCCCTACATTCTTTGAGGAAGTTTTCTTTCTCTTAAAGCTTTCCTTTTCAGACTTCGTTAGTTCACTAGCCGTAGTCGGTGTATCTTTTGATATTCTTTTACTTGGTCTACAAGCAGGGTATCCATTTCTTTTCTCGCCACCTGACCTACCACAAGGCTTTCCAGTCTTTATATCAACCCACTTCTCTTTAAACCATCTGTTTAAGTTTCCTTCAGTCTTTGCCATTACTTTTTCTTTTTAGAACCACCAAACTTACTTGGACCTCCAGCCTTCGTACACTGAACTCCCCACCCAGACGCATACGCACTAGGCCATACTTTAAACTTGCTCTTAGCCGCCCTTTTACACGCAGCAGATATAGCGTTAATGCCATTACCTTTAAACCTAGTAGCACTCATCTTAGGGCCTCCTCGTAGTGCTTTAAAGTCTGATGACTCAATAGTGCCGTCATTGTCTACGTCTAATTTCTTTTGCTTGTCGGTTAGTTGTTTCATAGCTACTTTTTCTTTTTACTGTATGTGTTATCTCCTTTCTTATTATACCTTCCGTCTGGAAGTATTTTTTTTAGTTTAGAGTTATCTA